TTTGAATAAGCCAAAGAAATGGAGAAAGAGCAGATTGAAGATGCATATGAACAAGGTTATACCGAAGACATACCTTACCCAGTAAGTGGAGGATATTATAAAATGAATGCAGAACAATACTACAACGAAACATTTAAGTAAGATGAAAAAAGCAGATGAAAAAAGATTGCAGTCAGCTATTGAAGATATCCTATGGATGGCTGCAAGGTATGCGCATGGAAGACATACCTATGCACCATCTATGGTGAGGGATTCAGTTAATGTATTTAGGGATGTATTCCCAGACTTTAAGATAAAGCAAGACCATGTTATTGAACGTCCACTTGATGAGGATATAGGTGGATTGATCTTTAGAGATGATTATTTAGATGATATTTTTAATTGTATACAAGATGAGACAGGTAGTTTATAACGCAGTAAAATGTCTGGAATGCGACCAGACTATCGTTAGCTACCACGTACACGACTATAAGACGTGCGGATGTCCAAACGGTGCGATGGTCGATGGCGGCACGTCATACGGAAGGTATGGAGCTATGGACATGGATAGGATAGAGAAGATAGATATCTATGACGATGACGACTTTGAGGTCGTTCGCAGGCATGCCGTGAGAGGTAGTCGAGGCCCGAATGGAGATCAACCGTTGACATGGATCCCGATATGCGACATGGATGATGACTATCTAAAGGCAGTAATAGAGTATGGTGGTGCTGAGTGGCACATTAATTTAATAAAGAAAGAGTATGAAAGTAGGAACAAAGGTGATGTGCGTTGATGACGGCATCAAGCCAGAGATGATGGTAACAATCTGTAACTATTACCATAACTGGGTAAAGAAGGGTAAGACATATACAGTCAGAGAGGTCTTACAGAATGACGATATCGTTCACGGTGTATTGCTTGAGGAGATAAGGAATGAGCCAATATACATAGAGCTGATAGACAAGAAGCAGGAGCCAGCGTTTGGCATGTTTAGGTTCAGGGAGTTAGAGGACGACATAATGATGGAGAGTGTTGAACATTATGTCGAGATGATATGAAGATAGGTGTCCCATCTATCGCTCACAAGATAGCTGTTGTTGAGCAGTATATATACAAGAAGAAGGGTGTCAAGGTCAAAATTATTTTCAACAATCCATTTATGTTAGACCAGCACTTTAGAGATTTAGATTATGCATATTTAATAGCCAATGAAGAAAATAACCGTAGTAGAAAAGCATCTGAAGAGGATGAGAAGAAGGTATAACAGTAATAAGTATTTACGAAAATTAAAAGACGATGAGCAAGAAGACGTATGACAAGGAGTTGTGGCACTGCTATAGGCAGCTGTTTGCACACTCGACACCAGCAGCTAGCTTTGATGAGTTAGTCGAGAACGCTAAGGTCAACGATAGGGGACAGAAGGAGATAGACTTCATGGCCTACGAGATAGACCAAATTTTAGCTGATGAGATTATAGCTCAGACTATAAAAGATTTCAATATTAAACCTAAGTATGTTCAGCAGCAATTTAGGACTGCAATTTATTTAGGATGTTCACCAAAATTTAAGAGAGATGGAGATAATAATTAAGGGAGGAGACCCAACAGCATGGTACTCGAGTCATGTTGGATTCAAGTACAAGATACTAGCTAAACCAAACGGCACTGATTACTATTTAGTTGACAAGCCAAATCACGGGATGTTGATGGTAAACAAGAATGACTGTGAAGAAGTACTGTTCTGCGACATATTAAAGGAGCATATGCTAGCACAATACCCAAAGACTTTTGACGATGCATTTAAACCTGACGCTCATTATGACAACACGCATGGCAGTCTGTACAAGTTTGCTGAAGATCACGGGCTGAATGCGTATGAGTTCGACATAATTAAACGCATTACAAGATGCCGAAAGAAGGGTCAGTTTAAGGAGGATTTAGAGAAGACAAAGAGAGTTATTGATATATATCTAGAAGAGTATGAAAGCTTTTGAAGAACTAGAGAACGACCCGAATGTCAGTCTATATTGGACGGGTGACGACAGAAATCCAGACAGTTATTGGTACTTGGACCACGGATGTAAGATAGAGAAGTTTGTTGATGACGGAAGAATCGAGATAAACAACGTCATGATGGCAGGAGATCATTACTGCAAGATAACATCTGAGCAGTATGAGGTATTCATGGATAAAGGATGGCTTGCAGGATGCTACCGAGTATGTATGGAGACGTACAGCGATAGGATAATAAGAGCCAGGAAGTTACTGAATTCTAGTTACGACCAAGAAGAGGTGGCTAACCGTATTGAGATACTTAGAAAAAAGTTATCAAGATATGTTGAATTAAACAATAAATTATAGTAAGTTTGTAACCCCTAAATTAAATTTTATAAATTATGAGTCACTGGAGAAACATGTTTACCGATGAGAAGTATCTCGGAGCATACAGTTTAGAGAAGGACGGCAAGTACGAGGCTGTCATTGTAACAATTGAGAACGTATATCAAGGAGACTTTTTGTCTCAAGGAGGAAAGGAGAAGCGTCCGTTTGTTAAGCTTAAAGAGTTCGACAAGCCAATGGTAATTAACCGAACAAACTTTAAAAGATTGGAGAAGTTCTTTAATTCATTTGACCCATCTACTTACAAGGGAAAGCAGATTGTTTTGGGAGTAGAGACTGTATCAAGTCCAGAAGGCATGGTTCCTGCATTACGTTTCAGTACCAGACCTTTACCTACCAAGGAGAAGCCCGCAATGCCTGACGCTATGCTAGACAAAGCTATTGAGTCCATTCAGTCTGGCAAGCGGACTGTAGAGCAGATAGAGAAGACTTACTCACTGACTGCTGAGCAGAAAAAAGCACTGAGCGATGTTTGATATAAAGTTCAGAGCTTCGGCTGCCGCCCCACTTTTCTTAGGTGAGGACGGACTTACAGACTCTCAGAAATTAAAACTTGAGGAATTAATAAATAAAGATAAGAGGACAGCACTACAGGAGGAGGCTATGCTTGACTTGATACGCAAGCGAGATGCAGAGCCAGAGCTACAGAAGGGTGCTAAGACTTATATTGAGGGTCTAGTTGATGAAGTTGTCTACAAGTACAAAGATAATATTGATAATAAGTATGTACGTAAGGGTATTGCTGTGGAGGACAGCGAAGAAGAAGATATTCATAAGAGTGCTATTAAGATTGCCAGTCTTGTGTGTTTTGCTGAGTATCGCAAGTCTGATTCTTATCTTCAGAAAGGCAGCTTCCATGGTCATCCAGACATCGAGGACAATGAGGAAGAGACTATCGTGGACATAAAGGCACCATGGAATAAGAAGACTTTCCCTAAGCGTCCAGAGGATGGACATAACTCTCAGTATGAGTGGCAAGGAAAGTTGTACTGCTACATGAAGGGATGGAGAAAGTTCAAGCTGTGTTACGTCCTAATGACTACACCTGTAGACCTTGTCCCAGACTACGAGGATGATTCCTTGCACTATGTCAACGACCTTGATTTAAATCTGAGGGTAACTGCAATAGACTATGTACTTACAGATGAGGACATAGCGAAAATAGAGCGAAGAGAAAAGGCTGCATTGAAGTATGCAACTGAGTACTATAATTTCTTAATCAATAAAAACAAATAAATGTTTAAAATTAAAGCAACAGTAAAGCGAGTAGGACAGACTGCTCAAGTATCAGAGAAGTTCTCTAAGAGAGAGTTAGTAGTAGAGATTGCTGACGATAAGTACCCACAAGTAGTATCCTTTGAGTTTACGCAAGACAAGTGTGCGTTACTTGATGGCATCATGGAGGGTCAAGAGGTCGAGGTATCTTTCGCACTTCGTGGTCGTGAGTGGACAAATGAGAACGGAGATGTTCGAGTATTCAATACGCTCAATGGATTCCGTGTTGAAGGAGGTTCAGCACCAGTGGTAGCAGCAGTTGTTGTTGACACTACTGAGGATGACGAGTCATTGCCATTTTAATTAATAAACTGGGCAGGTGAGATTCCTGCCCTTAATTTTATCCGACATGATAACTATTTTTAAGAACATCAACGAGACAAACAATCCGTACTATATTACTATAGATGCGGCAATAGATCGGATAAGGACTGGTAAATCTATGTCGTTAGTCGATAAGATAAGAAGCACAGAAGATAAGGATGAAAGGAATGAACTAAAGAAGGGATTGCCATCCGTATGTTTTGGCGGTAAGTTTTCATCACGTTCAGACAACTCTCTTATCAAGTCATCTGGAATAATGTCCATCGACTTTGATGGATTTAAGACTGAAGATGAGCTGATAGGCAAAAGGTTTGAGCTAGAGATGGATGACTACACCTACGCATGCTTCACATCTCCTAGTGGTAACGGCATAAAGGTACTAGTAAAGATACCCGACACAGATGCCAAAGGATACAAGGCATACTTCAAGGCCATGCAGGTTTATTACAACTGCGAGAACTTTGATAAAGCTTGCAGTAACATCAGCAGAGTTACATATGAGTCGCAGGACGAGAGTATCTTTGTCAATGAGGACAGTAAGGTATGGACTGAAAAGATTGAGGAGAAGAAGCCTAGCGGTAAGAAGGTAATGATCCCACTTGATGACCAGAACAAGACGATTGAATTCCTACACAAGTGGTGGAATAAAGACTATGGACTTGTCAGTGGTAGCAGGAATCACAACTTATTTGTATTGGCTGCTGCATACAATCAGTATGGTATATCACTAGACGATGCCATTAGTTCAATGTGTAAGCTAGAGCAGCCAGACTTTCCTTGCTCAGAGATAACGACTACAGTTAAGTCAGCGTATAGGAATACAGCTGAGTTCAATACAAAGAAGTTTGAGGACAAGGAGAAGGTAGATGCAGTGTCTCAGATGATAGCTAAGTCTGTACCAACTAAAGACATAAAGATAGCTATGCCAGACGTTACTGACGAGATTATTAACGAGGTGAAGAAAGAGGTTGTAGAGAGTGACTTCTGGATTAAGTCTAAGAAGGACATGAAGGTATCATTCATCAATCACAGGTACAGGGACTTCCTTGTTGACAATGGATACGTTAAGTACTACCCGTCAAAAGAAAGTACGTTCATGCTTGTAACAGTTGAGGACAATATAATCACTGAGGTACTTGATGACAACATCAGGGACTTTGTATTTGAGTATCTGTACGTCATGGATGATAAGACAATCTACGATGCGTATGCTGAGAAAGTAAGGATGGGACGCAAGGACTTCCTTGGATTCCTACCGAACATTAGACCTAAGTTTTTACACGATGGAATCAACCATGCTTATATCTATTTTAGGAACTGCGCTGTTAAGATAACAGCCAACTCAGTAGAGAAGATACGGTATGAAGACCTTGATGGATATGTATGGGGAAGACAGCGTCTAGACCGTGATTTCATTGAGGTTGAATACAAAGGATGTGAGTACAATAGGTTTATATCTAACATCTCTGGAGGTGATGATGAACGTCTGATGACAATGGAGACAACTATAGGATACTTGATGCATAACTTTAATGACTCAGCATACAATCCAGTTGTAATCCTAAATGACGAGACGATATCAGATAAGCCTGAAGGTGGTACTGGTAAGGGTATCTTTGTTAACGGGATATCTAAACTTAGGAATGCTGTATTCATAGATGGTAAGAAGTTTGACCCTAGAGATAAGTTCCAGTACCAACGTGTAACACCTGACACACAGCTACTTGCATACCAAGATATCGAGAAGAACTTTAGGTTTGACTTACTGTTCTCACAGATAACTGACGGTATGACTATAGAGATGAAGAATCAGATGCAGTTGTACTTCCCATTTGAGGAGATACCTAAGATGGTCATCACTACCAACCACGCTGTAAAGGGTGATGGCAACTCATATGAACGTAGACAGTGGGAGCTTGAGTTCACTCAGTACTATAAGAATGGATTCACGCCATTACAGGAGTTTGGCCATAACTTATTTGATGGATGGGATGAAAGTGAGTGGCACAAGTTCGATAACTACATGATAGCAAACCTTCAACTATTCCTATCTAAAGGTCTAGTTAAGAGTAGGTTTAAAAATCTTAAGGTTAGAAAGCTTGAGGCTGCCACCTCATCAGAGTTCCGTGAGTGGTGCTTGGGTAGAGATAGGTTGTACAACCTTGATCCGAATGTGGATTACACAGGTCAAGACCTTTTAAATGATTTCGTATCAAACTACCCAGACTTCGCGCCCACTGGTAAGGCTAGGATATCTAACAGGACATTCTACAGATGGCTTGATGAGTACGCAAAGTATAGGTTCAACACGAAGTTATTTGAGACAAAAGGATTTAATGGTAAAATAGTTAGGTTTATTGAAGAAGAAAAACAAACAAAGTTATGTATTTAGAATATAAAGAAAGCGGAGAAGATGACGCTGTAAGTTTCCTTATAAAGAAACTTTGCAATAAAGATTATCACGATACGTTGATACTGTCAGCTAGGGATGCATTGAATCTTTCAGGAGATAGTCTTGTA